TTTACCAATAGTCTATCGGGAAGTGTGGTTCATGTAGTTGCTGTGGTTGAACGCATAGTAGATGCGTATAGGAGGAGAAAACAAGGTTTGACTGATTTTACTAGTTTAATTAATGATATAGATTTCTCGAAATTGCAATTGGATGTACAACCTTACCAAAAACCTACTAGACAAACTTTATTGAAGAGAGTAGAATTTGTCGAGCCTAAGGGTAGAGTTACTGATAGTGGGGATGATGATGAAACAGATTTAAAGTTTGTTGATAATTTGTCTGCTGAGGAAGAAATGTTTAGAAATTCAGCTGGAGCCAATATGCGAAAACATTACGCGTTTAATGACGATAGTGATGATGAATTATTTATTCCTCGATCGAATCCTGTGCAGAATCGGAAAGATTTTGTTTGTAGGGTTTTGGAAAAGTGTAATGGCGACTTGCTCAAGTTAAGTTATTTTGATGCGCAATCTTTTTTACGAGAGTTAAAGTATCTTGATAAGCATGAGTATTATAAGGTTACTAATGATGAGTTTGTGAATTGTGTTGATGATCCTAGTGTAACCTTAAATTGTGAAAATGGATTTTCGGCTACTGCCTTTTTAGTAATGGTTGCGCGTTTGCGTTTGGTTAAAGAAGATCAAGTTAATAATGGTTTACCCGTAACAAAATGGGAAGGTCTAGTTAAATTCTGTTTGAAGTGGATGGGGATAATCTCATTAGGTGTAGTAGCTATTTGGTTACTTAAGAAAATGTTTACTGCGTTATTTCAAAAAGTTGTTGATCCTCTGGGTGTACCGGAAGGCCCTCATTATGATAATGCTAAAGTAGTGAAAAATCAAGCTCCCTCTAGAGTACCTTATACTAATAGAGCTTTTAAGGCTACACAACAGATGAATGAAAGACAAACTATTGTTTCAAATAATATGAGATTTATTAGATTGCATACAGCTGAACAGGTTTTTAAAATGAACTGTGTAGCTATGGATTCCAGGTATATTATTATTCCGGATCATTACTTCGTCGCATATGAGGATGCGAGAAGGAAAGGTGATTTTGGAGCTCACTTTCAGTTGGAAATTAGGCGAAAAGGTGTAGTGAATTCTGCTTTCATGCCAATTTCTATTACACCTCAAAATTCGGTTCAGTTGAACGGAGTTGACTCTTTTGCAGATAAGAAATTGGATGCTCGTCTGGTTTATTTGCATGGGAATCCCATTTTTGGGGCTAAATCGATTTGGAATCATTTGATGACTATTGAAAATTTTGCTTTTTATGCGCACTCTAGGCAGTTAGCATATTTACTTGCACCTCAGAGCGGTTTATTGGGCCAGAAGGTGATATTGGATTATGGTCACGCGTATCTTTATAAAGATGCGCGTGATCTCATAGGTAAGTATCATATTCTGGGTAAAATGGCTATCATGTCGCAAGGTGGTGATTGTGGTAGAGTATATGTTCATTCAGCTATCCAGGCGCAACACGTAATTTTAGGAATGCATACAGTAGGTATTAAAGAATGTGAAGATATTAACATAGCTATGACACCTTTAATTAGAGAAAGTTTAGATGAAGCTAAGGATTTTATCTGTAGTATGTGTGATCCTGTTGATCACATAGAGCCTTTTTCTGTGTTAGAAATGAAAGATGCTAAATTAGATGCAATTCCATCGATTGTGGAGAAGTATTGGAGTGCGGACACCATGCCATTATTAGGCAAGTTGACTGTTAATAATGAACCTTTGCAACGTTTTACACCTGAAGATACTAAGTTTTTACCTATTGTCATTCATGATCGGGCTTTTGTGCATCAGAATTGGCGAAATGAATTTTTACCTAGTGTTAAGAAAGCTGTAAAAGTGGGAGACAATTATGTGCACCCTCTTTTCACTGGAGCACAGAAGTATGAGCGCCAGGCGCAAAGAGTAGTGCCTATTAGGTATTCTATTAATGCTTTTGAACATTATAAAAAACGTTTACCTGCGGATAGGGAGGCTAGAACCCTGACTGATTATGAAGCGATTAATGGTTATGGAACTATAGGACATTTAGTTATGACTACAGGAGCTGGTTATTTGGGTAATTGGTTTTCGAAGGGGAAAACTGAAATTTTTCAACCAATAGAACAGCGAGTGCGAGATGACGGAAGTGTTATGACTTTAGAGTATGAGTGGTCAGAAAAAGCTAAAACCTTTAAGATTCCAATTTGGGATAAAACTATTGTGGAATTGTACGATTTGTGTGAGATAGAAATTCAACAAGGGCGATAAATGCCTACTTTCTGCCGAAGGGGAAAACTGAAATTTTTCAACCAATAGAACAGCGAGTGCGAGATGACGGAAGTGTTATGAC